GAAAAGAGAAGACTCTATAGGCCTTCAGGAAGAAATGTTGGCTAAAATGCAGGAGACTGGTGCTACAGCAGAAGAGATAGCAGCAGCTGAAGAAAAGATAAATAAAGCTAAAGCATTAGGTAATAGTCTTGCAGAAAAGCGTGTTCAACTTGAAGATGAAATCCAAGCTACTATAGAAAAACAAGAATTAAATATGACCCGGTTATCTGTAATCGGTGGACTATTTATGAAAGGTCTAGAAAAAACTCAAGATCTATTAAAATTGAATTCTGACACCGTTAATATGATGGCCGGTGAAATGAATATGAATGTTAAAGAAGCTCAAGCATTAAATGTAGAAATAGGTCAACATTTAGTAGGTGGGAGACAAGATCTTACGAATAGAGAAGAAGTAGTAAAAGCGATGGCTGCATTCAAAAATGAATCGATAGCTGGTCGTGATATATCAGCAGAAACCGCTGTTAATATGGCGATTCAAACTAAACAATTAGGTATAGCGGTAGATGAAGCAGCTTCATTTGCAGATCTAATGTTTACTACAGAAGGAGCTACCGCTGAAACATCGATGCAATTTATGAATGGCTTGAAACACTTATCAGAAATGAGTGGTGTTAAGTTTGATAAAGTAGCGAAGGATATTGCAACACACGGTAAAGCTATAGCTGCTAATTTTGGTCTTGGTGCAAAAGAAATAGGTATTATGGCTGTTGAAGCACGTAAATTAGGTTTTGAATTAGGTGATGTAGAAGGTATGTCTAAACAGCTACTCGATACTGAAGGTAGAATCGAAAAGCAAATGACACTTAACACTGTTTTACAGAGAAATATGAACTTTGATAAAGCCGCTCAATTAATGGCTGAAGGTAATATTTCCGGTGCTATGGCAGAATATAAAAAGCAGTTAGGTGATACAACAAAATTAACATCTATTCAAAGACAAATGGTGCAAGATCAATTAGGTATAAATTTATATAATCTTGAGAATGCAGAAGCCATAAAAAAAGAAAAAGAAGATACTGTTGCAAAAGAACAGGAGATTGCTGATATGAAACAGAGTCTTCTTGAAAAGCAACTCGAAGAGTTTGACCTGAAAGCAACGGAAAGAGAAGAAGCGGCTACAGCGGCAGATCAAGCAGCAAATAGAGATGCAGAAAGAAATCAAAAAATGGCTGATTTTATTGTTATGTCGACAGATGCTAACAATTTAGCTCAAACGCTTCAATATATTCAAATAGGTATTCAAGTAGCAATGGCAGCAGCTGCTATTGCAGGGCAGTTATTATCAGCATCTCAAAAAGATACATTAAGATCTTCTATTGCTGCATTACCTAAATTAGCTGCAGCAGCAATATCAAGAGGAGTTTCTGCAGTAGCAGCATTAACTACAAACGCAGCCGCAACCTTTGGTATTGGAACTGCAATCGCACTAGCTGCAGCAGCAGCAGGAGCTATATGGATGTATAGTGAGCAAAGAAAAGCGAAATCAGCTGTACCTACAGGTGACTTAGGGATAGATCCGAACGGAGGACCTATTGTAATGTCACCTAATGAAGGTGGAATATTTCAAGGTACTAAAGGTGATGGATTATCAATGGGACCAGGATTTGGTACTAAAGGTGGTGGTGATATGGGTGCGTTAATTAAAAAGATGGATGAATTAATAAGTGCAGTAAAACAAAATAGAGTATTAAGTGTAGATGGTTTTCAGTTAAATGAAGCAACACATCTTGAAAAAATACCTTCGGGGATGGTATAATGGGAGTAATTGAAAGAAAAGATTTACACTTGTATAATAATATAAAAAATTATTACGAACAAATAAAAGTTGACCAGTGGAAAGGTAACTCTAGGAACCATTATAATGGTGGTCAATTTTATGGAATGAAAGGTTCTACTAGACACTTGCTAAAAACCTTACCATTAACTGGACTGTATTTATTAGGTCAGTTTAGAACTACTGAACCAAGATTGTTAACTGCTGCTAGAACCGCATTTGCTCCTATTATTAATACTACAACAATAGGAAAAGTTGCTAAAACAGGATTACAAGTTTTACGAGGAGCTCAACAATTAGGATTAGTTGATGTAGGTTTGACAAATTCTTATGCTGATATACCTATCACTAGAAATCCTCTATTGCGAGCTAAATCGATATTCAAATCTAGTCCAGACTGGGTACATGAAGTAAGAAATAAATATGGATTGCATTATCAAGATTTCAAAGGTAAACGTAAAGAAACAACTTACGTTGAAGGTGACCCATATAATGAATTTAGAGATTTAATTCCTATTAAAATAGGTGACCCTGATAATCCTGCGAATACAGTTCAATTAAGAGGTATTATATCAGGACTTACAGATAATATTGCACCAACATGGAATGAAATGAGATATGCAGGTAGACCTGATGCTATGATGTCATATGGAGGTTACGTTAGAGATTTAACATTTAATGTAAGATTAGCTGCAACGAGTGAACATGATATTAAACCGATGTATGAAAAAATTAATGCATTAGCTAAATATGTTTTTCCTTCTGTTGAAAGTGGTGCATCTACAAGATTTTCAGGTAATTTATGTAAAGTAACAGTCGGTAGTTGGTGTAGAGGAGAGTTAGCTGCAATGATTGCGTTAACTATGACTCCTTTAGAAGATGCGATGTGGGAAACTCATGACCCTGATGCTGATTATCCGAGTTTAACATTAACTAAAGGTCCATTAAAATTAGCTAAAGAAGCAATCGAAAGACAGGTAGCTAAAGTTAAACTTAAGCCTTATCCAAAAACAGCTAGATTTCGTGAAAAAATAACAAAAGATCCATATGTAATGCCTCGTGTTGTAGATTTAGCACTTGGATTCAAAATATTACATAATCATATTAAATCATACACTGATGCACCGATGGGTACTTCGCATGTATCTAATTTATTCGATACTAAAACTAAATCTGAGCAGTTCAAGAAAAATCAAGAATTTAAGTTAAAAAGAGCAGCTTTAATGTTAGCTCAAGGTAAACCATACAGATACGCATAGGTAATAATATGAGCAGATATAAAAATAATAAAATACTAACTGATTCAGACGGTAATAGATATAGGAGCAGTACTATATACAATCCTATACCTTATGACCGAAATGATATGTATGTGGAAGCTGGTCAGTTTGAACGATTAGATAATATATCTCACCAATACTATAAAACTAGAGATTATTGGTGGATAATAGCTTTAGCAAACTCAATTGGTAAAGGAACATTATCTCTAAAAGAAGGGGGTATTTTAAGATTACCAGCAAATCCAGGAAAGGTAGCGAGTAACTTAAAAAATTTGAGGTATTAAAATGGCAGGTTTTAGAGGACAATTTTTAGATGGAATACATCCTAATATAATAAAAAGGTTGGATGCAGATACGTTAGGGTTTCAACGCGCTAATGCAGAAGAAATAATGTTTGCTAATAATATGATGGAAAAACCTGTAGGTACCGGAATGTTTAATGTACAACACTCTCCTTTCAAAACTTTCAGATATCTACAAGAACGTACTGTATGGATGAGAACAGTACCTTTCGCTATACCTCAAACAAAATATGCTGCACCACCAGATCCTGATAAAGAAGAAGTATTTGCTAATTCACCTGAAGCTATCACAAGAACTACCGGTAAAGAAGGTGAAGCATATCGACAGGCATCTATCGATTTTACACGAGGTGGTAACACAGAATTTTACTCTAATGTACCAGATTGGAGAGATTATGTATTATACGGTGGAACTGTAAATCCTCAATTAGGAGCTCCTGTAGGTTATGGAGGGTATAATGGATTGTATAGATCTGAAGCTAATACATCAGATTTTGTAGGATTCAATGCAATGGGATTCCGTGGTACACCTAAACCGGGGCTAACAGGGATTCAAATAAGTAATAAAGGTGATATGGGTACTATAAGAAGGTGTTCTATAGATATAAAAGCGTATGCATTAGCTGATGTTGAAGCTATTGAAATGATGTATATGGTACCTGGATTATCGGTTTTAGTTGAATGGGGCTGGTTTCACCCAGATTTTAATGTTGACCCTATAGATGTAGAGACAATAACTGACGGTCAGGAAAATAGAAACACACAATTAATTAATGAAACTATACTTAAAAAAACATTTGATGTTGATGATTTATTAAACCTAGATGACCCATCAGATGCACGT